GTATGTGACACGCACGACCGGTAAGCCGACCAAGCTCGCTGGGCTACGCGGCGCGTTCCGTAACGCCACTGATCGGGATTGGCGGTTCTTCGATGAGATAGACCGGTCGGGGATCGCCGGCGGTGGTCAGGCTCAGATAGAAGTAGCGGAGAAAAGCGGGTTGGCTGGTGCGGGGTCATGGAATCCGTTCAGGGCGCATTTCTGGCCGTTCAAAGCGGTGCGGGCGGCGAACACTGAAGCCGAGTACATGGTGCGTATGACGGCAGGGCGTCACATCATGGAGGGTGGCGGGACTCTTGATGATGCGTGGAATGGGATCCGCAAATATCATTTCGATTACAGTGAGATAACCCCTGCTGAAGCAAGAATCAAGATGGTGATTCCTTTCTGGAAATGGCAGAAAAATATTCTGCCTGTGCTGATCGAATCGGTCGGGTCTCGGCCGGCAGCGTGGTCGAGGTTGCGGCAGATCAAGGGCGAGCTGGAGTACGCCAGTGAAAGTGAAGCTGTTGTCCCTGATTATTTCATGGAGAATCTGGGTATCCGTTTGCCGTGGAGGATGGACGGGTCACAGCTCTACGTTCTGCCTGACTTGCCGTTCAAGGATTTGAATCGTTGGATGCGGTCGGATGACCGACCGATCACGGGTATCAAGCCGTTGGACATGGTGACCAGGATGGTTGCCGAATCAGCGTTTCCTTATGCGAAGCTTCCTATCGAGCTGTGGGCCGGCAAACAGTTCTTCGCTGACCTGCCGTTGAAGGGTCGCTTCCAGAATGTGCCACCGTCGTATGCGAACATTCCTGGTTTGATGCCGATCCTCGGGGGGTTGGGGAAAGCTGAGAAGAACCGTAAGGGCGAATGGAAGATGACTGATTCCGATCTGTACGTCTTGGATCAGATGATGCCGTTCATGGGGCGGCTGCGTCGCCTCATCCCTGGCGAAGAGAAGTACGAGAAGCGTTGGTTGACGACGTTCATGTCGACCATGTTTGGTGGTGGTCTCAGGGCGAACACGCCTGCGGAGCAACGCAACCAGTTGATCCGCATGCAGCGTGACTTGACTGACGACATGAAACGCATGATCGACATTGAGGTTCGTAACGTCTAGACTCGGTGGGACGGAAGCGGGTTAGGTTGATGGACTTCATCTCACGCACTGAATGGCATGCTAGGCCACCGAAGCGGTCGTTTTCACGGCTGCGTTCTTCCCGTGTGGTGGGAATAGTCGTTCATCACTCTGGCGTCGCGAATCCACCTGATGGCGTGACCGCAGTCCGAGCCTACGAGCGGTACCACATGGACACTCGAGGTTGGAATGCGATTGCCTACAACTGGCTCGTTGACGAACGCGGAGTGATTTACGAGGGGCGCGGCCCAGGGATCGTTTCTGGCGCCACCAAGCATTACAACTTTAAAACAGAGAGCATCTGTTACACAGGCTATGGGGGCAAGAAGCTCCCTGAGGTCGCCCTCATAAGTATCACTGAAGTCATTGAAGATATTCAGGCCCGCTACGGGGGGAGATTGTGGTTGAAAGGGCATCAGGATTTGGCGGCGACAAGCTGCCCTGGTTCGGAGCTGTACGCATGGTTGAAGAACGGGTGCGTCATCTATGAGGGCAACCCGTCGACTATAGATTTTGAAGGCATTGCACGGTATCTGCGTGCTTTGGGTGCCGGCCTGGATGATGCGCCGCTGTCGAGGCGTCGCCGTTCCAGGGGCCAGTTGGTGCAGTTGGCGCAGAGCCGGTTGAAGGATCGTGGTCATGACCCTGGCGGCATTGATGGCGTGTTCGGGGCGAAAACGAAGGCTGCGGTTAAAAGTTTTCAGCGGTCTTTAGGGTTTCTGCGACCTGATGGTGTCGTTGATGGTTCGACATGGGACGCTTTGTTCCTCTTGTAGGAGGTACTTTCATATGCCCAAGACCACTGGTTACGGTACATTCGAGGAAACATTCGGGTCGCAGGACGAACAGCCCTACGATTCCACGTCTTCATTCAACATGTGGGACATGAGTCAGAAGGCGAAGAAGGCTGCCTCCTATCTACGCACCACCAAGCTCGGCAACGCTAACAGCGGTGGCCGACCGTTCGGAAAGTAGAACACTATGAGAGATGGTTCAACTCCGAAGGCCGTGAAAGCTGCCGCTGTGCTAGTCACTGAGACTACGAGCGGATCCATTTTCCGACCTCCTGCCGGTCCTTCCAGAGAGTCGGCACGCAAGGCCCTGCGGGACTGACGGTGGGTGCGAAGGGCAAGAAACGCCCGAAGCCCCGTTACTGACAGTGCCTCTTAAGGGAGGGTCTGATCGTGCGACTGTGTCGCACAACATCGGTAAACTTATCGGTGAGGGTTACCCGAAAGATCAAGCAGCGGCTATCGCCTATTCACAGGCTGGTCGCGGAAAGAAGGGTAAGTGACTACTGCATCAAAGTTTTCTTGGGGAACATGGGGTGAGCGTGCAGCGTGGACAGCAGTCCAGGCTTTCGCCGCCGTTCTCGTTATCGGTGATTTGTCAACGATTCGTACTGCCGTGATTGCGGCGGGTGCAGCATTGCTGTCAACGGTGAAGACACTGGCTAAGGAACGACTCGGGTCGTGAGTGAAGAAGTCCCGCTCGATTTCGAGTCGGCGTGGACTTCATGGTTCGCTAGTCCTGTCAGGCATGACCTGCAGGAGGGGATCGCCACGGAGCTGGAACGCACCAGCGGCATCTTCGATGTTCAGGACGGCACTCACGCTAAATGGAACGGTAAACGCCTCGGGGTGTTGACAGTGTTCGACACTGACGAGGTGATCGCTTTGTTGTGCGCCTGGGAAGAAGCCGAGAATGGCAACTGGTTGGCTCAGAAAGAAGTGCTGATCTGGTTGGAGAAATGGATGCAGTTTGTTACTTGCTGCGTGGAAGCAACACCGCCCGATCCTCTGGACTAAACCACCACTGACCTAATCGTTCTTGAACGACGGGGTCGTCGTTGAGGATGTCTCTAAGATCCGCGATGATTTTGTCGCGTCTTCTTGCCACAGTTGTTTTAGGCATTCCAATAACGCGGCCAACAAAACGCAGAGACAACCTAACAACAATAAGCATGTCAAAAAGCCAGCGGTCATCTTCTTCCAGGGTGTCGAGGGCATCGGCTAGGGCTTCGCGTAGAGCTAACTGTTCTATAACTGATTCTTCAGGTTCTTCAGGTGGGGCACACGAAATGAGTGCTTCTGTGGGTGAGAATGCTCTACCGAATGCGGAGGTGTGCCGGCTGCCTCCGATGGTGGGGATTAGTGGATCGTATAATGCTTCTTTGCGGCGTCCGTCACTCGTCACTGCCGTTGCTCCAAGGGAAGAGGGACGGCTTGAAGCCGTAGTATGCTTTACCCTCTCGGAACGACCCTGGGGTCGCGTCACCCTTGTCGATGAGCTTCATGATTGTCTTTAATGGAATGAATGCGTATTCTTGTTTCGGTGTTGACCAGATCCACAACCAGACGGGCATTTGCCCGTCCCACATGGTTAACGCTGACAGTTTTTCTTGTTTCAGTTTGAGACCGTTTTTGCCGCAACCCATTACTTCAATGAGTGTGTTGACGGTGACGTAGTCTGGGGTGTACCGCAGGAACAGCGGCAATGTTTGTATCGAGAAGGGTGGCTTGTTGAACCCCAGGCGTGCCCAGCCGTCGGTGCGTTCCTCGAATGCGCCTTCGGCTTCGTCACCCATGGCGCCGTATCGTTGATCCCATGACAGGTCAGCGAAACTCACCGTGGAATCTTTTTTACTAGAAGCATTTGGATCAGCCTGTCGTCGGGGTAGGCGACACCGTTGAGTGCGTCCTCGACTAGTTTACACAGATTGGATGCGTCGGCGGTGAGGGGTGACACTGCTTCATCGAGTGGAGTAATGGTGACATCAGTCCAGTCGGGATGGAATGTCATTGTGACTGAGACTGGTTCTTCGTAGTAGGGGCCGTCGTATAGTTCAGCTATACGTTTCTCAGCGTCAAGGGTTTTCTTATCGGTGTATGCACGGCCTTTGGCGAACCGTGGCCGGCTCTTCGACTTGGGTCGGCCTGGGATCCTGAACTCGTAGGTCATCGACCCATTTTGCTGCCGGCGTCATCAACTAGTTTGCGTAACTGTTGTTCGCCGCTCGCTCCACGGGCGGCAAACTTCTGCCCCCATTTGAGATCGCATTGACGGGTCCATTCGAGGACAGCGTCAGGTGAGTAGAGCTGTCGGAACAGGGAGCAGGCGAACGAGAACAAGGCGAGGCTGCGATCATTGTGGGTGGGGCCTTGGTCCCATATGTCTCGGGCAACGAACTTGAAGTCTGCGTCGACGCGTCGTTGCGTGAACTT